CTCCGGCTTCGAGCTGTGGCTTGTGTGCGAGCAGAAGGTAATCCCCAGCGTATCAAGAGCCTTGGCGACTTCCGGCAGCGGTGGTGCGCCTTCTATGATCTCGCCTGTATCAGGATTAAATTGGCTGTCGCCATCCAGAACGATCAGCTCGCCCTCTAGCAGATGCTCATCTGCGCGCTTTTCCTGCGAGAGCTTGCCGCCGCGTATTAGATAACTTCCGTCCTTCTCACCTACGCGCGGCTTGTTCGCCAGATTGCACAGCATAGGCCAAGTATATTCCTTCACGATTAGCTTCGTGTCGGATCGGCCCCCGGCTGCAAACGCAAGAAGCATAGGGCTAGTGTCAATCGTGTCGTCATCTGCTATATATTGGCTCATGGCCGCGTAACCCCATCCGCGCGGTTAAGCGCCCCTGTGAAAAGCTCTCCCTCTCACAGGGGCGCAACTTTATTTAGAACTCATCGCCATTGGCGGGCGCGGCCTTTGCAACAGGTGCAGGAGCCGCAGCCCTTACAAACGCCTCCGGCGGCAGTGTCCAGCCGATGATCTTGCACGTTGGCGCTTTGAACTTCAACTCTCCCTCTGGTGTTTTGACTTTCACAGTCTCGACGCCCTGAAACTCCACTACTGGCATTTTGCCGGGGTTGGCGTCCTTCTCTGCCATGTAGTCTGTGTGCAGCTTGTCGATGACACGCATGACCGTCTTGCTGCCCGGCGAGAACTCCCGCAAGCCCAAGTCCTTGAAGAACAGTTGCAGCGAGATCGTCTGCTTGTGTTCTGTCGAAGGCTTGGCTGGCATCTTTTCTTCTGCACGCGCAAAGACGGCGTTATACTTAGGCTTGTAAGTGACCCATCCGCAGCGCAGGTTATCGAAGTCTGCTACGGCCTTTACCGGGAACTTTATCTCCTCCTCTGTTTTGTCCCATGTGCCGTCGCTCTGGGGTTCGCTGTTGACTGCGATGAACTCGCCCAGCTTGGCGTCGAACTTCACAATCGGCAGGAACCTAGAACCACCACTTGTCGACTCATCTAAAAACATTGCCAATGCCATTACCATTACTCCAGTTGCGCCACTGTCTCCCCGTGGCCGGGATTAGTTTCCGTAGGCTTCGTCGATGTTGTTGACGAGCCGCTCGGTAAAATGAAAAACAAGGCTCAAGGCTGTGTTGTGATCCTTGGCGATGTCTATGATTAAATGCTCCAGCGTTGCGCCCAGCAACGAGAAGACGATCTCTTTAGGCTGCCCGTCGATGACCCCATCAACGCCCATGAACAGCTCACGATATTTCTCCCGCTGCTCATCCGTGAACTTTGGATGCATCATCTCATAACTCCCCACCATGCCATCAAGGCGGCATCTGCTCTGCCGTCGTCCTTTACTCTGGCAAATGTCGCGGCATAGGCTGGAAATATCTCCGCTGCCCTTGCTCTTCCGCCATCCTTGCCTCCACGCATCCCAACTGCCTTCTGCCAGCCCTGCGGCGTGATGTAGACAATGGGAATATGCAACGCAGCCAACACGCCTTCGATCATGCCGACACCACGTCCAAACTGGAACATGCTAGACGTACCTTGCCCCGGCATTGCCCCGACCTTCTCCAACACAGCAACGCTGGGATGCCGTGCGCCAATGATTGCAGCCAGCATTTGCGGGCTGATCTCCACCTTGCTTTTAGCTCCACGCTTCACTTCAACTGTCGGCATATCCACAATGTCGAGCGTTCCAGCTACAGGGTCGAAAAACGCCAGCGCGCCTTTAGCTCCGGGATCAATGCCAACAATCATGGTGCTACCTCATGCTCTAATTTTGTAGGCGATGCGCTGGCTCTCAACATATTCTTTGTCTGCGTTGATGAAGACAGGCGCGATGAAGATTTGCTTTATTTCCCTGCGGCCTTCGCCGTATCTCTGATTTCTCACATGACCACGGCGAAGATGCGGGCGCATAGGCGAGCCTGTGCCTCCTGACTTGCAATTCTCCGTGATCTTGCCAATGCGAATAGTTGTTGTGTATCCAAAGTGCTTTGATGCGTTTCTTGTTTTTGCAGAACTGGAATTAGGCTTGTTCTCAACTCGATCCTTTTGTGCGTTCTTCGTAGCAAGCAGGACAAGAAGTGTTTTTACAAACACTTTGAATACTGCTTGATGTTCTTGCGGAACTGTCTTTAACTTGACCTTTAACTTATAAGTTTTTCTGTTTATCCAAGCATAACGAAATGACCAATAGTCTAGAGGCACAAAGCTATTGCTGTCATAAACTATGTTTGGGTTTGATATAAAACAAACTTCTAAAGCCACATATTCATTTGGGGCCATAGACATCGCCATATCCACTTTCTTAACTATAGATTCGTCTACGTATCCTTTTAGAAATGGGCTTTTATAAATCTTAGGATCATACGCTAACATTAAATGATTCACCGGCGGGTTTGAGACGCCAGCTTCTTCCATCGCCTTAAATGTTCCCTCAATTTCATCAATGTGAAGCGCAGAAACAGCCCTCTCATCTAAGATAAATAACTCAGGTTTTTCGCTAACTTTGAACTGATTTTTCAAAACGATATATCCGTCTTCCATCCCCATCCTCCTATTTGCATCACTTCGGGCCTACGTCTATTTTGAAGCCCAGTGCTTTGGTTAGTTCCACTGCGGTTTTCATCGACATCTCATGGCCGTCTCGCGCTGCGATAAGGTTCCATGTTCCAGTTGACATATCTGCCCTTCGATTAACTTCGCGCTGAGATATTTTCAGACGCAAGCGACGTTCTTCGAGCAGCTTGAATAGATCAGAGCTTGATTTGATTTCTACCATTTGCACCTCCTGATTAATGTATAAAGCGCAAATTGGATTAAGCGCAACGCATCTTCACCAGTTATCAAAGGGTTCATTTAATGCCCACGCTGGGATTGCCAGCGTCCTTATTCCTGTTGTGTAGCAAGGATGATCTTGCTGCGGCTTTTGGGCTTCCTTGTACGTCTCCGCTGCCGATCTCATAGCCCTGCCACCTGACGCCAATGACGCGGCATCAATCTCATAGATACCGACGGCGTAAGGCGCTTCGCTCTCAACGGCTATAAAGACGAACTTGGCATCATTCCCCGTAACAAGTCTAAAGCCATCAATGTAGAACGCCGCTTGCATATGGTACTGGAAGCTGCCGATCTGCTTTGCAAACCCTTCTGGGGATGCGTCTTTACAGGTTTTAAGATCAAGGATCGTATTGCCGGATATGAAGTCCATGCGAGCCTTGCACGGCACCCCATACTGATCCCATTGGCAGACCGTTTCCGCATCCCCGCCTTTTTCGAAATACTCTTGTACGACAGGGTTTCCTCTTGCCGCTTTGGCAATCGCTTGGGCGCGAAGGAGGTCTGACTCGTCCAGAATCTTTTTACCCGCATTGTCTTCCCCAAACTCAAGAGCGGCCTTCTTGCCTATGTTCGTGCGCTTATCAAACATCGGCGCGATAGCGTATTCTTCCTCAAAGGCTGAAGGCTCAAACAGCAGCGTATGCGTAAGAGTCCCCAGCTTCATTGCTCCTGTCGGCTCTCTGTTGCTAGTCGTCGATGCCAAGTAGTGGGCCGCTGACCGGCGTAACAGTTTGGCTCCCGACGCGCTCAGTGCTTTGATTGCGAAGTAATCGCTTGTCGGCATGTTTTTTATTAGGCTTCCCATTGTCTTCTCCATCCTGAATGTACTCACCACAAAAGTAGCCACGCGCAACACGCACTGGCGTAGGGTATCTTTGGCAGGTAAAAGACCCGCCTTCTTTGTGCGGCACGAACTTACACGTTGTGCATGTACTCATTGCGTTCAATCCTTCGTTTCATTCCCCATCGGACGTAGCTGCTCATCAGCCCCTTCTCCCGATTGCAGTAGATCATCGGCCTTGTGACCAAATCGCGGTTGCGGTGGACCACGCCAATGATGACGTTCTTTGTTATACCTAGCTGACGGCCAATGTCCGTTGCTGCGGTACCCTTATTCCACAGGTCTATGATTTGAGCGTTACGTTCCCTGTTCATCTTTCCTCCTCCAACGCATCTTTCGCAGTCTCCTGCATGTAAACTACTACCTTCCAGATAGTTGTGCCGTCAGGTATTTCCGCGCCGAAGGCGGGGTGACAGCCGCTTGGTGCTTCAGCTATGGAGCGTAAGGCATATTCTAGTTGCTCGATGCGGTCGGCTGCTTGTCCGAACACTACATTGTCCCAGCCATTAGATTTGGCGTAAGCGTCTCTGTCACGCAGCCGCTTCACGAGATCGTCAGTCATCTGTCTTCTCCACTAGCTGCCCCCTCGAAGTCGCTGTACGCAGGCTTTCAACGTACCGCACCAGTGCGCCAAAGGTCATCGGCTCCAATGCTACTACGTTGTTATCGCGGTCGTTGACCGCCAGCCATATTTGGAAGCCGTCGTATGATGCGTAAACGCCGTCGCCAAGGTAAGTGCTGAGTTTATTCATCTGTTTTCCTTTCCCAAGTCATCTCCCATCTTCCCACGCTTGAGCGCATGTGCCGCACTCTCTGTACACACCCTGCCGCAGCAAGTTGCCGCTGACAGTCATCTCTGTGCCGCATGAGCATCGCACACGCCAGATTGCTCGGCAGCGCATTAACAAGTTCCTCTTGGGATACTCGCGATTGATAACTGTCAGTCGCCCGAAGACCTTGCCAAGCTCATCCTTGACCTCGGTGCCAGCCATAGATCACCTGTGATAAACTCGGACGTCGTTACGGTAGATACGCAACGCACGTTCACCCTGCTCCGGCGTCATCAGCTTTTGCGCTGGCACAAAGTACACCTTCCCATACGGTAGGCTGATAAGCCTGTTGTCCTGCCTGCTGTCCATATACAGGCGGCGCCGTTCGTCCCTAGTCTGATCGTATGATCTCATCTGCGCTTCTCCCATTCGACAATCATCGCGTCTGCATACGTCCACGCAGCCAGTGCGATCTTCGACGGCGTACCCGGATTGTGCGTAAGCAATGCAGCAAACGCAGCAAGTGCGTATGCCTCAAATGCATCCCGTCGATCTAGTCTGTCTGTGATTGTTTTCATAACGCCCTCCTACTCGTACTTCTTCATCTGCTGCTGCGCTTCCCATCCGCAATATATCTCGGCGGCTTTGCTTTCAGGATCGCATCGCTCAAGGCAATCACAGGCATGTTTGCGCAAGGCGGTGCGAAATTCGCTGATGCTTTTGGAATGCCTTGTGCTGTCAACGTAGCGGTCTGTGCGCGCCATATACAGTTCTGACTCGACCCTCATATAATCTTTATGGAGCTTCATCAGCGCGGCGTATGCTTCTCTGAGCGAGAAGTAATCAAGCGTTACTTCATGCTTCTCAGAATCCCCTCCGTCACGCAATAGGTTGAGAGCCTGATGGGCTGTAATGTTAGTAATCATTCTCTCCCCCCGCGCAGAGCGTCGATGCTGGCTTGCCCAAGTGGTGTGTCTGCAAGATCGCCAAGCGCCGCCAAGTAGGTGTCGATTAGAGCTTGCTCCTCCTCGCGCTTGTCTGCGTCCTGCCGACGTAGGGCGATGACCTTGCGCATGATCTTTGGATCGTACCCAAAGGCTTTTGCCTCTGAGTATATTTCCTTGATGTCGACTTTGATGATGTCGGCTTCATCCTGACACTTCTCAATACGATTGATGAAGCTGTTAAGCTGATTGTTGTTCATCTTCGTTCTCCGGCTGGTCTACTGTGTTGTAGATGTTGCGGGCTGCACCAAGGGTTTCAGTCATTTGCCGATCCATTTCATCGCGCTCAATCTGGCGTACAGCCAACGTCGCGTACCCGGCTATGTCTCGCCAGTGATCTAGTTCACGAGCGTTGCCAGACAGGATGCGGGCGATCTTCATGGCCATCTGCTCAAGTGACTCGGCCATGTAGAAATCTAAGTCTTGGAACGCCCGCGTAGACTTCATCATGTGCTTGAGGTTTTGCGACATCTTGGCCACATGCTCAAAGTCGCCGTGGCTGCGTGCGCGTTCTGCTAGTGTCTCTCGAATATCAACCATTTATTTTTCTCCATTTGCGCATAGCGTGAAGGACTGAAGTGTGATCGCGCTTAAACAAGTTTCCGATTTGCGTTAACGACCAGCCACGATCATTAAGGAAAACGTAGATTTCTGACCTTATGTAGACCTTGAACATTCTCCGATCTCTGGCAACAAGATCGCCCCAAACCATCTTTTCCCTGACAAGCACATTACGCACAAACCGCTTTGCCTCATCCGACATCGAGGGGATGCCGTAGTTTGTTGGCGGCTTTGGTGGAGCGGGGGGCGGTGGCACAGAAGGCTTTGCCGAAGCTATCCTGCGTGCGGCAGCCTTGTAGTGTTCTGTGAAATCTTGATAGACGCTCAATGGTGCATCTCCATCAATATGCGCTTTGCACCGCCTAGCGTCTTGGCATAGGCAAGCTGGCCGTGGACAGTAGCCGCACGGAACATTCGCGAGTTATCT